GTCATTACTTCAAAGAAGTTTTTAGGGTCTTTTTTAAGTTCTTCTGCTAATAGACTTTCTACTACAGATTCACTCATAAGATCAGTACCCTTTTTACCAAAAAGTTTCAATGAACCACGTTTTTCTTCAGGTGTTTGCTTAAATATTAGTTTCAAACCTTCAAACTCAAAGTTAATAGTTTCTAACTGTTTTTTAGCTTTCGCTTCTGGGTCATCAATAAAGAATTCATATTTAGGATTAGCTTTCTCAACTTCTGAATTAGCTACTTTACTTGAGGCTAATAGAATCTTGTGTTTAAGTTCGTTGAGGGCGTTATCTACATAAATAACGTTTTCTTTACTTCTTTTTAATTTTATAACATGCTCTACGTTGAAAACATCTGACCACCATTTACTGTGTTTATTCAGTTCACCTGGTTTAAGACTTAATTCTTTTTCAAAATAAGCTTCTTCTTCTGTACTAAGTCCTGTGTTATGTCCACCTGTTAGAGAAAGCTCTGCACCAATTGTTGCAGTAGATTTAGCGTAAGATGAAATACCAAAGAAACTTGGCCTAGGAATTGATTTAATTTTAATTGATTTTACTTCTGTTGTTACCATTTATCTTTTGTTGTTAAGTTTATTCTTTTAATCTATAATAAAAGTTTTTATATTTTTTATATTTTTCAAAACTATTATTTTTAATATATCGTGTCAATCCAATTCTATCAATATTATTTTTAAAACTAGCCTCTGTTATACTTTGATAAGTTTCTACTATTTGAAAATTTTCATTTAGTTTTTCTACTACTTTGCTAGTTTTTAAATTATATTGTTTACAATTATTAATTCCTTTTTCAAAAGTATAATTACCTTTTCGTAATGTTTCAGATTGTTTTCTTTTAGACTCTTCAGATTTTATTCTACCTAAAGCTTTTTGTCTAATTTTATTTCTAGTTTCTTCAGATTTTGATACTCCTGGAGTACCATCACCGCCCAAACTTAAATTATAACCAATCTTTCTATTTGTAGAATTATAAAAACTAATATAATATATTTCTTTTTTCTTTAATTCTTCAATCGTTTTTGCAGCATCTATTATTTCAACTTTAAAACTTTCTTTACCATATTTTCTAAGTGCATTATTAAGATAAGATTTATCAACCATTCTTTTAGCTTCAGAAATATGACTTGAAAATCTATTGAGAGCTGACTGAATTGTCAGCCCTATATAGATTTTATTATTTTTAATATTTGTAATTTTATAGATTACCACTTTTTAACTAAGTGATTCGACATCCAAAACGAGCTGTCCGCAGTCTGTAGGATCTTTCACCATTAAACCACATTCGCTCATTGCATGAAACTCATATCCATCTACTGGAGAACTAGCTGTACCACCACGTTTCATACCGTATGGAGAACACATTCCCTCAATATACACAGATGACATCTCACGACCTTTACTATAAACCTTTTGGATGTTTGATTCTCCACCGTTCATTTTAAAGTTCAAGAATGTTGCTTTATAAGACTCAACAGGACGACCTGTTTGAGGATGTAATTGACGATTACGTATTACAGAGTTATAAAGAGGACATTCTTTCAATGTGAAAGTATCACCGTTAAGACCAACGTAAGATACGAATTGACCACCAAGTTTAAGTTCTTGACCTGAACCAGTGATAAATTTACTATCTACCAATTGGAAGTTAGAAGCACTACGTTTCATAGCTTGGTCAAAAGCGTTCATGAACTGACGACCGCAAAGAGCGATGTAGTTACGTGGACCATCTTCAGTACCATTATATGACAGATCATCCATGAAATCACGAATAACTTGTTCAGTTAAAGTAGTGTAGTAACGCTTGTTAGCAGGAGCAATTTGCTCTTCTAGACCAGCACCAGAGTAAACAGCATTACCGCTTATACCTTTAATACTAGTAGTACCATTAGCTTTGTTAACATTTCCTTTACCATAGATCATAGCTTTTTCAAGCTCATCCATCCATTGACTCCAGAATTCCCACTCAGCATATTTTACCCAAGTATTAGCAGTTTCTTTACCATCAGGATTCATCAAACTGATTTTAAGAACTTTTTCTTGAGCTGCACCAGATACAGAATATTTCTTTCTGAAAGTGGTCATTACATTCTCCATCATGAACGGAGTAGCATAAGTAGTGTCTCCAGAAGTACGTGACATATCGTGTTCTACGATGTTGTAATCTTTAGAAGTTTCACGATTAGTCTCCAATAATGCAGGAGGAACATAAGCTGTAGGATCTTTAGTTACCAATTGAAGAGTGTAAACAAAGTCTGCACCATCTTGATAAGGTTCGTCTTGAACACGCAATGAATATTGCGGATCATCGAGTACTAATACGTCACCTAGAGAATACCATTTTTCAGGTAAACCAATTCTAAATGTAGTAAAGTTAATACCAGGAGTTGAACCACCATCTCCATAAGTTGCTTGCGAAACCGAAATAGGAACCGCTTTTTCTGAATCACCCATTAAAGGCCAACGATAAATTATATTATCGAGTTCTTTAGTTCTACCTGTACCAGTTGTTAAGAAAGATAATGCATTCTTATAACCATTGTACTTGTTGTAAACCCTTGTAACAACCTCTGAGGCCATTGCAGGTTCTGTTAAGAAAAAGTTTGATAAATGGGATGCTTGGGTTAACCCAGTATGCCAGTTGCCAACACTAATCTGTAAATCATTTAGTACCATTTTTTATTATTTTTGTTTTAAGTTTATATATTTTTAAAAGCTGAGAATGGATTATTATCCTCATAACTTGCTGTTGAGCCTGAAGACATTTTAGTCTTAGTATCACCAGACTTGTAGTTTTTCAATAATTTACTCATTGAACCACTAACTTTAGTTTTTACTTGTTTCTCAAGAGCATTAATGTCGAAATCATTCATTGCTTGTAAAGCAAACAATAATGTTGCTTCGTTTTTGTTTTCAACTGCTTCTTGATAAGCTGTTCTACCTGTACGCTTGTCAGGAACACTTATAAAGTCCCAAAGTTTATCTTTAAGTTTAGGAGTTAATTTAAACCCTAAAATCTCATCTTTGTTATAAAGTTCATTTTTGAAATTATCCCAATAGTCTTGTTGAGCTTTTCTTTGCTTTTCAGAATATTGTTTTTGTATTTCTACTAATTCCTCTTTTTGAGCTTGTTCGTTCTTTTGAAGTTTCTTTATAGCTGAGGTAGCTCTTTTTTCTAAAGTACCATTGTCGAACCATTCTGTAACAATATCTTGTATATCTTCTTCAGATTCACCAGATTGTCTTAGGGATTCAGCTACTACTAGCTTTTGGTTTTCTTCAGTATCTATGCTGTAATTCTCCCAAGAGTGATTACCATAATAGATATCTAAGAATTGCTTAGGATTACCTCCACTTTGTGTAAATTCTAAAAATTTAACAAATTCTGGGTTAAGTCCTTCTTGCCATTTGTTAATTCTGTTTTCTACAGTTTTATCAACAATTTTAGCTATTCCTTCTTCTGATTCTTCAAACTCTTCAAAAGTATCATCGAAGTCTACTACACCTTTGTTGTATAGTTCTTTAACAAATCCTTTATAAGCTGAAGGTTCAATTTCTTCTTCTGTTGTTTCAACAATAGTTTCTTCAACAATTGATTCTGGTGTGATTTCTTCAACAATAGTATCTTCTACTATTACACCATCATCAGCTCCGGTTTTAACGTCATCTATTGTTTCAATGATTGGTTCTGGAGCTATTTGTTCAAAACCTGTTGTAATTACTGTAAAACCACCAAAATTAGGGGTATCAGTAACCTCTTTTACTTTACTTTTATCTTTACTCATGTTGTTATAATGTTAAATATAATATATTTTGTTATACATTTCTTATTTATTATTAAAATTAATCTTTGTTCTTATAGCACTTAGTTTTAAAACTATTTGAGAAACTTAAGTTTATATATAGTTTTATATACGTTTTCAGCAATTGTATCAATCTGATTCTTTATATAACCTTCACTAAAAGCATTATAGTATCTACCACTATCTACAGTAACTGCTAATTCATTTAATGCTGATACAGGATCTATATTAGCTGTAGAAGATGATACAGATATTTCTACAAGACCATATTTGCCTTGGTATGATTCTACTAAAGTATCTATAGCTCCTACTAAGAAGTCGTATAAGTCTCCTAATGCCATATGTTCAGCATATGAACCTGTTGACCCAGCATTAGTTGGTTTTAAGTGTCTTAAATGTAGTTGGTCCCTTAATTGAAAGAGTTTGCCAAAGAATTCAGCAGGAATATTTGGTTGTTTGTTTATTTGTAACATTATTTCTTAGGTTTTACTATAAATTTATAATTATTGTATTTATTAACTCTACAGTGTAGATAATCATTATTTTGATATTTTTTTATTGTATTTATACTAATGTTCAATTTTTCAGAACAATCTTTATATGACTTATATTGACCATATAATATATTATTTACATATACACTTATGTTTATTTTAGATTTAGCTTTTTTAAGTTTTAGTTTATGTTGTTCTGTAAATTTAATACCTAATTTAGACTGTCTTATTTTAGCTTTGGTTTCTTCCGAAATATTATTTTTAATTTTTTTACCTTTTTTACTTTTGCTTATGTTTAATTTATGTTGCTCAGTAAAAGGTTTTTTCTTTTTGCCCGTATTAGCTATTTTTATTTTATTTTTAGTTTCTTGTGTCATTGATGTTCCTTCACGACCAAGACCTCCTAAATCTATGTTATAACCAATATTTGGATTTGTACTGTTATATAATTTAATATAGTACCTTTCTAATATATTACATTCATTAATTGTAAAATTACCGCTAGTTAGTATTTCATTTTTAAAATTAAATTTACCGTATTTTTTAATAGCTTGTTTTAAAATTTTACCGCTACCTATATAATTCTTTCTTTTACCATTAGTTTGACCAATATATATTTTACCATTAACTTTATTTGTTGTTTTATAAATTATCATTTGGATGGTTTTTTTCTAGCTGCTATTTTTTTAACTGCTATTTCTTTTTCTTTTAACTTATTAGTTTCTCTGGCGATTTTTTCTTGCGACTTATTTTGCACTTCTGTTTGTTTAATTTTTAATTCTTCAATTTTTTCTTTAGATTTTAATTTTTCTTTTTCTAAATTAATTTTGTCATTATTCATTTTCAATTTATTTTCTTCTGTCATTTTTTTCATAAAAGTATCAGAAGCTAATTTTTGATTATCTAATGCTAATTTGCCTTGTTCAATAACATCAGGTATCATATTATCATTAATATCTGTGTCTTCAGCATATCCCAATGCTGATATTTGCGCAGTTTGTAATTTAGTAATATTATTTTGGTCAATCTCATATTGTTTAAGATCTCTATCAGCTTGTTTATCTGCTAATATCATCTCTTGTTGTTCTTTCTGAGATTGTAATTGTTGTTGTTGCATTTGTTGTTCATTCTCTCTGCGCATTTGTTCATTGCGTTGTAGTAATCTAACAATGTCTGCAGGGTTATCATTAATGATTGTGTCTATGATTACACTTAAGTCTGCTTTATCAGAGTTTAATGCTGCTTGAGAAAGTTGTTTAAGGGTTTCAAGAACCATTAAGTCTTTACTACTATTAGACATAAATACATTGAACTCTGAATCTTCAAATTCAAATTCCTCCATATCTAATGTTTCTAAAGTCATATCATCAAGTATGTATTGCGCTTTCATACCATCCTTATATGCTACCTTAGCACATTCTACTAATGCTGTGTATACTCTACGTTTAACCTCATCATGTGAGTCAAACCATACTTCAGTGATTAAAGCTGATTGTTGTACGCTACGCTCAACATTACCTACAAGTTCTCTATTCTCAATAGCACCTAATCGTTGTGGTGATACACCACTAATGAATGATACTTGTTGTTTAATATAATCAAGTGTTTGTATATATTGTTGTATAGTACTAGCTAATGAAAGGTCAATAGATTGAAACTGATTAAATTGTGATATTTTACCAGTCATAGAACCCTTACGACCTTCTTCATGACTATTAACGAATGCTATCTTCATAGCTTTCATATAATACATCCAACGGTCAATGTCTATACCTTCACTACGTGGTATTTGTGCTAAGTCCATTAGCATAATCTTACCTTGGTCACTAGCGAAAGCTAGTTCTAAACGATAA